ATCTACTATGCCAGTCTCAGATGCTTTCGCTACATGTAAATACCATTTCGGATCTCCTTGAGCCATCTGAAAATAATCATAAAATATATTATTCATTGACTTTGGAGTTCCAACTAAAATCATAAATCCTTTCCTATCAGATAGAGCTGGAGTTATTACTTCACTAATCAGACTTGAATTAACTTGAGCTACCTCATCGATGATGCAGCCATCTAAATAAATTCCACGAATGCTATCTGGATTTTCAGAGGACAGTAAAGTAATCCTAGATCCATTTATAAAATCAGCTCTTAGTTCCGTTTGGTTATATTTCATACCAGGAATATTTTTCGTAAAATGCACCAGGTAATCAAAAGCTATCTTCTTAGCCTGGCTATAAGTAGGAGCTATGTAAGCATACCTTGGTTGATGATTTTTGTTTGTCATGCAACATTTAATAAGGTGGTTAATACATAGTACCGTTTTGCCAAACCTTCTATGACAACATAGTAAGCTATATCTAAACCTATCTATATTCTCATGGATTAAAGCTTGAGCCTTCCTAGGCTTATATGGAATAACAACTTGCATTAATGAATACTTGGAACTTCCTTTGTCTGCCAATATGGCATTTTAATTTTAGCAAATACAAACTCTGCAAACTCAAACATATCTTTCTGCTCAGTAAAGCCATCAAAGCTTATGACAAGCTCATTGTTAAATGTTGTAAAGCTATATGCCGATACGTTCTGATATTTGTTTTTAGTTTTTTTAGCCATCTGTTTGTGTGTGTGTGTTGCACCGATGATTATATAGTAATAAATACGGAGTTTTTTTCTGTGGTGTGGTGCCTCTAGCCAGGAATTAAAAAGCTTTCTCCACAGAAACAAGTCAACAATCGATAGACAGTCAACAACTCTAGCTACTAATCATTAATTAATTTAAGCAAGGTAGTGAATAGTAGTGAATTACTTTCTATATCCTAACCTCATGACGCAAGACCTAACTTTGTTTGATGTCTGTAATACCGAACTCTTGAGTACTAACATCTATGATATCTTTATCATCAGTAGTCCACTTGATCTCTATTGATGTCTCTTGCTTGATCTCTTGTCGATCACCATAGACTGAGATTAACTTGGAAGCTAGCCACTTGGCTAACTGAACCTTCTCTCTAATGACCATGATGTTTCTATTGTCAGCATGCTCGAGCTCATCCATTGCTTTCTCAATATATGACTGAGCACCGATGCGTCTCGCATCTTGAATACTGTTGGCAAACTCTTTGTGTTCAGCAATCCATTTGTAAATCTTTGTAAGGCTTGGCATATCCTTATCTCTAGCAATACGAACTAATGGAGTACCGAGCATTAACTCTTGGCAAATCTTTTTAGATATCTTCTCTGTTATTACTAGCTCTTTGGTCATTGTATTTAATTATATTCTGAGCAGACTTTGCTTTACCTTCTAATGTTGTTGGACCTCGACTGTAACCACCATGTACTTTACATCTAATGTTACCATTCTTGCAGAGTATTCCAGGAGCCATACAAGGTCGCTTGCCTTGCTTGGTTAATGTTTGGCAAGCCAGTTTAAATTTCATTGTTTCTAATAACTGTATGAAGAGACTAATTCAATCAGCTTAGCTTATTCTGATTTCAATCAATACTTTTTAGTCTACATACCTTGGATAACTTTTCAAGTCTCTAAGATTATCTTATGTGAATTTATTTATAAAAATATTTGAGGATTAACTAATTAACTAAACTTTTTGGTTATTATGTCAATACTACTAACTATAACTTTGTTTGACAGCTTATCCAATACTCTCTCATACATCTTCTTGATTGTTACTCTGTGATAACCAAAATACTTTCCAATGCTGGTCCATTTAGATCTGTTAGCTCTCATCCAATAAATCTTTCTCATCAATAAAGGATCATCTGATATATCTGTTTCAATTAATAATAAGAGATCTATTGCTGTTTCATAGTTCGTAATCTGCCTTGGAGTAGCTCTAAGCCTCATGCTTGGCTCAACATGATATCCCCAGTCTTTTTTATCATAGTAAGTCTCTAGTGCCTTGTACATGCTAGGACATCTATTATTATTTGGTGCTGCTAAAAACCTTTCGCAGATAGCTGCATCATTTAAAATATTAACTATGTTTCTTCTTACAAATAAATAGTGGTCAAGTTCATGCTCTATCTTTGATAACATCTCTAAGTACCCATGGATATAATAGTTGATTTGATTTAATCTTCTTCAACTCCTCTGTTGGCAAATCTTCTAATTGGTCCTGGAGCTCCCAGCGATCTAATCCTGGATATAAATATTCTTTGTTTAATTCTTTTTGATGTATCTCCTGGAAATGATTATTGAGTGTTGCGAAACCTTTGTTGGAAAACTTTTTAAATCCTATGCTTTCAATAAAATGTTTATGGCTTGGCATATCAAAAGAAATATATTTATCTTCTTTAATACTTATCAATGGATAGTCATCAACTTTGATCTTAGATAGTTTAATTAAAATTTCTTGAACTTCTGTTTTTGTTAATTGAAATAGTCCAGCAACATCTACAATTCTAATATATGCGGATCTCTTAATAATATTATAATTGGAACACAAATAATGATAAACTCTAAACTCTTTATCCGTTAGATCTGCTGTAATTATATTAGGATCTGCTAAGTAAAATTTTGACATATTCATCCTTTCTTACAAAGTTATTATTGTATTCATTCTCTTCAGTTATTCGTTTCATCAAGTAGTCTTTAGCTTGGCAAACTGGAATGTGGAGTTGCACTAAATATTCCAGGTACTGCAACATCTGATCTGGTGTCAAAGCCATTCTCTGTCCGTTTGTGAGCTGATTTTGTACATGAAATGCGGTGATATCTCTGTTTTCAGTATTCTCATCGACTGAGTACCAGATTGTAAAGAAAGGTATTTTGGCGGATCTTGCTATAGATTTATATGGTCGATAAAGCCAATCTGATTTTGATTTAAACTTATTATCTTTATTATAAATATGATCCGCTAACATTAAAGGATGAGCACAAGCTGGACAGATAGAAAGTTGATCAAGATCTGTGTAGGCAATTCCGTTATGAGCTTGTCTATGCCAGTAAGAAAAAGGAGTAACAAGTTGATTATAAAACTGATCTCTAGCCATTAATAGGATTTAATTTCCTCAGATAGATTGTCAAATAAAAAATTGAGTTAGAGTAAATTACAAAATTGACAACTTTTAGGATATACGCAAAGTTTGCGGTATTATTTTCCGTAAGACTATCTTATATACATATTATGAGTAAATCGACACCAACACAAAAATTAAGAGACAGAAATATTATAAAAAAAAGCGATCCAATTTGGAAAAAAATTAATTTATTTCAAAACTTAAAACATAATACTGATGATGAGATTAAAATTTATGCAACAGCTGAAATTAAAATGCTGCAAAGTTTTGCAAGAGATCAAATCTTTAATTTAAAACAATCAGTCGAATGTTCTCAATTAGGTTTTTTTACATCAACAAATCAAAAATGGAAATTATTAAATTTAATCTTTTACTATTCTACAAAAGGTGAAAGTTTTTATAAAGCAAAGGTTATGAAAAATTTAAGAATGAGTGCGAGAACTTTTGATGCGATTATTAAAGAAGCTATTGATCGAGGATCTTTTATTTATTTATCTCCATATAATGCAAAAATAAATTCTAAAATTAGAAACATTAGACCTTCAGAAAAATTAATTATTGAATACATAAGATACAATGTTTTAAGATGTGAAAGAGGTTTAAAAACTTTTAAAAGATATGGCATTAAATAAAAACGAATTTTTAAAACCAGTAGAGGTTCAACATGAGTTCGGATTAAAAGTTAGAATGCTATCTTATTTTAGAGAGTGCAGCATGGATGAAGGCAAGTTAAGAGGACCAAACTTTTTAAAAGATGGTGAAGTTGTTTTATATAAAAGAGAATGGATTGTAAATTACATAGCTGAAAAACAACCATTTTGTATTGCTACATCAAAACAAACTGAACAAAGTCAACAACTCAATACAAAGTCAGCAACTGTACATAAGTTTCAAAAGTAACAAATCATAACAAAGCTACATCGTTAATATTATTTAATAGGAGTAAATCTTATTTTATGAAAACTAATGATATAGATCCTTTACAAGCAGAACTAAATAAAACTCTTCCTCTCTTCGCTAGAAAATTAAAAATTAATCATGGCTCACCAACGCAGTTTGCAATACCAGATTCAGCCTGGCTGTTTAAATATTGCTGGATGGACCAACCAATGAGAAGAGAATTACTACCATCAAACTCTGCTATGGAAGCTGGAAGAGTAGTAGGTGATGTATTGCAAAGAATGTACGCAGATACAGTTTATAGATTAAATCCTAACACAAAAAAAATAGCACCAACAACTAATGAAAAATTAACTCTTGATGCAGCTCTCCAGGAGGAAATAGAAAAATTTAAAGATCATGTTCCAACAGATGAAAAAGATAGTGATAAAAAAATTAGATATTTAGAAGAAATACCAGAAGTAATAATCAATGCTAATTCTGGTTTAAAACAGTTAGGTGTAACAAGTCCTTGTACTTGCGAAAGACAAATATCAATAGACCAGTTAGACGGATTTTTAGCTCCATCTTTAGCGACTGTAGGTCGAATTGATTTTGATTTCGTTCTACCTGGTAATGATCCGAAAGGATTGCCAGATAAAGTAGTTGAACTAAAGACCAAGTGGTCTCGTTTAGGTAAAGTAAAAAAGGATGGATCCAGAAGTTTTTTAACTACTGCTGTTCCAGTTACACCTAGCTTTAATCATGTTGTCCAGGTGGCAACTTATGCGGCTCACTTTAATTTTAAAGTTCCAGCTTATTTACTTTACGCAACCAAAGAAAATTTTGTTATTTTTGATAGTAACAACTGTCATCATCTTACTGTTGAAGGTATGAAAAAAAATCTTCAAATCATGTTTAACACTTTTAGAAGAAGAGAAAAAATACTTAGTCTGTTTGAACATTTAAGCAGAGAAGAAATTATTGAAGAAGCTGCTGCAATGATGGATATGAATTTAGATCATCCTTTTGCATGGAATGGCATGCCAGCTGAATTATTAAAAGAGGCAAAATTATTATGGAAGCTATGAGGAAACAAACTTTTGATTATATCCAACACAGATTGGACCAGAAGCAAAGACAATTAAAAATAAAATTAATAAAAATATTAACAATAACAATAATAGGAGCAATTACTTTATGGCTAATACAGACAAGCTAGTCCAGGCTGTTAATGAGTTTAAAAAATCATTAGATGGACAAACAATTTCTATTCATGGAAAAAATTATGCAACTGTTGCATTAAGAATAGCAATAGCAAGAAGAGTTCTTGGAACTGATTTAGATATAGTTACAAAAATTGTAAGCATAGATAAAGAAACTGTAGTCATGCAAGCAGATATATTTATTAATGACAAACATATTGCGACTGGCCATGCAGAGGAAAAAAGAGCTGCATCAAGAATTAATCAAACATCAGCTTTAGAAAATGCGGAAACAAGTTGCGTAGGTCGTGCCTTGGCTTTCTGTTCTTTTATATCTGATGGAATAGCAAGTGCTGAAGAAGTTTCAGCTGCAATCGTGCAGCAAGACAACAAGGTCCAAACAGCTTTAAAAGAGTTAGAAGCTGTGTCTCACAAAGGATCTTATCAAGAATGGCTTACGAAACATAAAGTAATGCTTGAAGGATTGAAAACAAAAAATCCTCCAGCTTACGAAAAATTACTTGAAAATTTTAAAGCCGCAAAAATTAATCTGCAAACCAAAGGAGCAATCTAATATGTCAGATTTTGATATCGCAGCATCTGCTGCACCAGCAAAAGAAAAAGAAGATTTAGGAGCAGCATTTATCGCAACTAATAAAAAAAGTCCAAGTTCATACGATATGTCTGGAACAATAGTAGTTGATGGAGTTAAGCATCGTTTCGGAGCTTACCAACAAAAAGCTAGTGGTAAAGGCAAGATGTCAGAAGGAACTGTTTTTTATACTTTTTATAGAGTTGAAAAAGCAGATGATGCAACTTCATTTAATCCAGCCGAGTTGGAGGCTTAATTGTGGATCCAGATAAATTTAAGAGTGTCGCAATTAATATTAAAACTTATCAGATGCTTGAGCAGCTATCTCAAAAAAAGTTTGAGATGCCAATAAGCATGTCAAAGACTGTAGAGTTTTTTATTCAAAAAGCACACACAGAGTTTGTAGGCAAGGATGACAAAAAAAAATCTTAATAGGAGGCTCAATGAGTTAGAGAAATCCAGGCAAGAGGATTATGGATCATTTAATGGCAATATGAAAAAAATTGCTGCTGCCTGGTCCATAATTTTAGAGCCTTATCTAAAGAAAAACCTTCCAGGATTTTTAGTTCCTCTGATGTATGCACAAGCAAAAATAATCAGAGCAACAAATAAATTTAAAGAAGATACTTACGATGATGCTCTTGCTTACTTAGTTCAAGCACATGATATGCACAAAGAAAAATCAGAAGAGATTGATTCCGATGGGTTACTCGGAGTGGAAATTGAACCAGGAAATAAACCATCGAAATACTTTTGAAAAAGATGATGAATTTCAAACTGAATATAAGGAGTATTTAAAAAATGAGCTCAGAAAAAAGAAACCAGAATAACGTAATAAATTTTCCAGGATCTATAAATCAAGCAGTTGATGACCAGCAACAAGCAATAGTAAAAGTTTTAATAACTATTCAACATAAGATGGTGGATGATAACACTTGGCATTTAGCAACATTAACTATTCCAGAAATTAAAACATTATCAAATTATGGTGAAGCAATGGAGCTCACACCCATGATAGCAGCTAGGTTAAATGCTGTTTTAGCAACTACATTATTACGTCAAACTGTTTTGGAGGATTTAATATGAGAAAAAAAAGAGAAAGCTATTGTTCTATGAGTAAAGACACTTTTTTAAATAAAGATACTGGTCCGTATTTAAGACTTGATAGTACAGCCTGGTATTTAAAGAAAAACAAAAAAGGAAAAATTGGATATTTTTTAAACATGAATACAAAATACCAACAGATGCCTAACAGTTGTTTTGAGGCCACAGCTGCTAAAATTCCAGATCTTAATATTCCATCTGTTCAAGCACAAATTAAAACATTTATGGAGAGTAAATAATGAAAGCTATTAGAGATGCTGAGTACATGGAATTTTCTCACATGCTTGGAGGAAATATTAGGTTTTGTAGATTAAGAAAATTTAAACCTCAAAAAGTTTTAGCTCATGTCATAGGTGTAACACACCAAAATATTCAAAAATATGAAGCTGGAGCAATAATGCCAACTCCATTTAGATTAAAAAAAATTGCTGAATATTACAATGTAAAGGTCGATGATTTACTTTCACCAACATTTATTCATGAACAAACAAAAGCTAATGAGCCTTTAAGTAGGAGTATTCATGACAGTAATTAAAACAACTACTGGTGAAGCAAGTTTTGTTATTGAAGAGAAATTTGATAATGAGGTTAAGGCTGAAGAAGGAAAGGAGCCTACTGCATCTGAAGTTAAAGATCTTGAGATTAAAATAAACAATACAAAATGGAGAAAAATTGATGAGCAATATACCTCATGATTTACCTATAGACAGTAAGGTCCAAAGGTTAAAAAGAAGATACCAAGGATTAAGTAGAGTAGCAGCAGCTATAAATGATTTATATATTTATGGAGTATATCCATCTAATTTTCCTAATCTTACAGTTGTCCTGGAGCAAGCTAAAGATCATTGTAAAGAATTAATAAAAGAAACAAAAAAAGAAATAGCCTTTGTTGAAAATCCGAATGGATTATACGATTTAGTTTATGATGAGATAATTGAGGATGCTGATAAGGCAAAGGATGATCATAATGAGTAAGCTAGCAAATAACTTAAAAGATACGATAATATTACATACAAAACATCAAAATATTATTGCTGCATTAAATCAGAAAATAGAAAAATCAGAAAAAGAATTGCTTGAGATAAAAAATTTAGAAGCTCAACATCAAAAAATGAATGGATTGCTGAGTGAAGAGGTTAAGAAATTAACAGCTGAGAACAAGCTGCTTAAGGAAGAGAATAGAATTATTCGTAAAGGATAATGTATTTTTTAATTTTTAAAAAAGAAAATAAATTTATAACATACACAAACCAGGTATTCGGCAATGAAGAGGATGCTGAATTTTTTGCAAAAAGAAGTTTTAAGAAAAAGGATGAATGGAAAATCGTTTCTTATAATAAAGCGAATATCGACAAATATTGGTATAAATAAAGCTACTCACAGCCACAGAGACTGCGTTTCAGCAGCCTCCATGACCTAGACTTCGTACTATTTTTTTGAAATTATTTGTGAGATTAGATTTGTGTTGGTAGCTTTACCTCTAGCTGAAGCAAGCTTCTCTTGGTCCAACTTAGAAATTGTAAGCAATTTATCTCCATAGATTTCAGCTGATGTTTCAAACTTAGTATGGCCCATAGCAGCTTTAACTTCATTTCGACCAAGCTCTGATACTGAGTTCATAGAACTAATAAGTTTAGATCCTAATTTATGTCTAAAAGTTTTAGTTGGAGCTCCTTTAAGAGAAGAAGATAAAATCTTAACATGACCATCTCTTCTGCAAACTATTTCAGCCAATCCATGTGCTGCATAATTTTTCCAGATCTGAGCATTTACATATTTATAAGATAGTGGTCCATCACCTCTCATGCCAGGTAAAACCCAATCATTATATTTGTGATTTTTATCTAAATATTCAAACCACATGGTAAAAAATTTAACAGCACTTTCATCCAAAGGCATATCTCGATTGCTGCCTCTGTTTTTAGTTCTGTTTAAATAGCCACCTTCAGCTTGAATAAAGACACCTTTAATTTTTATGATTTTATTAGCAAGATCAACATTAGATCTTTTAAGACCAATCATTTCAGATGCTCTTAAACCTAAAATGAATAATAAACATAAGATGGCAAACCGATTAGCTGCATCTAAATCATTCCACATTTCTTGATAATTTGTATTAATCATTTTCATACATGTTTCATCATCAAGTATTGCAGTCTCTTTACGAAATAATAAAGCATCATCATTTGGAATAACATAATGATAATCAAATATAGAAAATGTTTCCATATCTCTACAAACACCCCAGCCATACATGTTAGCTTTTCTGATAAAATGCTTGATGTCTTTAACTGAGTTTTTTAGAGTTTTAAAAGGTACTCCATCATCATAAGCAGCTTTTAAATAGTTCTCCATTTCTTGCAGCTTAAATTCTGAAAGCAAAAGATTTGGAGATATATATTTTGATATACGCAAATCATACTCTCGCATGTACCTATTTAAAGAAGTTTGATTTACTCTGTTACGATCATTTTTTAGATCTAATTTCTTTTGAGCAAACTTTTTAAAAACCTCATTAAAAGTTAGTCCGCCAGGATCTTTAATAACTGGAGTTGTAGATCCAGAGATCTCAAGTGTGAACATAGCTTGTTCAGCTGCGGATTTTAATTTGAATGGAGATCCATCAACTTTGATAGTTTTTCTGTCCTCGATTGATTGAATGATCCATTTATTATTTGCTGGTGTTACTCTATAGTTTTTTGTTTTTGTCATTGATATTTAATAACTGCATGAGATAACTTTCCAATAATAATTTACTCTAATATAACTATCTGTAAGTGCATCACTATTTGGTGTTAGTGAATTTAAGTGAAAGTTTATTAGGAACAAACTATTTTCCGATACAATCTTGGAAAATAAAAACATTTAGCTAACCTTTCTGTAGTTGTTAATTTAACAACTGGAAGGTGTTTGTAAGGTATGGATTAACAGTCAACTGCTCTACCAACTGAGCTACCGAGGAATGTCTAAAGAAACATTGTTTTATTAAACAAACTCGAGACTGTCAAAACAAATTTAATGAAAAAATATTCACTAATTAATTCAAACACAAACCAGTCAACTACTCTTATATCAAACTTAGGATAATCTTATATAGTTAATTCACTATATAAAGATTCACTTTTTTTTCTTTTTCTTAGCATAAGCTTTAGCTTTTTTCTTTCCAGCTTTAGAATATGCAAATTTTTTACCTTTTACCATTGGCATTGTCTTTCTCCTTTATGTAATTATCCATGCAATCTTTATCTGGTGGAAAACCTGGTGTTTGCAATCTACAAAAATGTTTAAACTCTGCTGTAGTTACAAAATTTGAAGTATAGTTTTTGCAATACTCACACTTAATTTCCGTCTCAGACTTAGACTTCATGGTGATTTATTTATTTCTTACAGAATCTACGAAA